GGTAAGATAAACCCATAAGTCTTGCGCCGATAACATGAAAACTTCCATCAAAGATTAATCCATTGTCAGAAATAAAATCAATGCTATCAATCGCGGCAAGATATTGTCCGTCGGTAAACATTTCTCTTGGTATGTACTTCATATAAGCACCTCATTCTGTAATTCCTTAAGCATTGCCCATTCTTCCGGTGTAAGTCTACAGCCATCAAGAAAACTCTGCCATGTTTCATATTCTGCCGGGCCGGTAATTTTGCTTTCATCAAAGTCTGTGTTCACTTCTACGCTATCTTTGCCGGCATATCCGGGTATTAAATACTTATTTACCGAAGCAACAGATACACCAACCAGTCTTGCAACCAACGATTTATTCTTATGAATAAGATAAAGTTCATTAATCTGTTCAATTTGTTCCTGTGTTATCCTTGCCATTGTCTTACTCCTTTCTTAACTTTCTATAATAATTATATCACAAATTAAAAAAAGTGTCAATGCTTTATAAACACTGACACTTTTGGTATTTTATGGAAATTATTCAGCTGGTTCTGCTTCTACAGCTTCCGGCTCTGGTTCTGAATTATCAATCTCAATAGACACATTGTCTTCAAGATAGTTCAGGATATTGGTAATAGCATAATCGCCATCCTCATTCTGAACATAATTAATTCTAATTGAAGCCCCAACAAGGTTTTCCCAAACAGGAACTTCTGCAATTGCAAGAACCTTGCCAATGTCCTCCAGCTTAACCGGAATCTGAGCTTCTGCCTTATTACCATCAATCTTTGTAGCTACTGCAATTACACCGCCATTGCCTGCGAGTGCTGTTGCACCAATTTTACCGTTAACTATCATTCGTAGTCCTCCTCGTCATCATCATCGTAATAATTATCTCTCTTGCGCTTAGAACGTCTGCGCTCTGAATCCTTTTCTTTCTTCTTCTTGTACTCGTTTGGTATGACATCCATTGGTTCAGCCTTGTCAAAATCTTTTGAATAGTCCTTATATCTTTTCATGGCTGCTCCTTAGTTTGTAAGGTCAAATACGCTATTAATGAGCTTTTCAAAGTCTTCTGTGCTTATGTCGGCAAGTGGGTCTTCTACTACAGGGCAATCAGACCTTGCGCCGCGAAAAACAACTTTACCTTCCTTACAGAATCTAAGTTCCTTAATGTTGTCGGTCTTACCATACTTGTCATTGTAAGCCTTAATCTTAGCATTGATAGCCTTGATACCATCTGTGATTTCCTGTTCTGCCTTTTCCTTAATCTTCAGCTCCTTATCCTTCTGAGCCTTTACTTCCTTGTCAGCTTCCTTTGCGATGTGTTCGCTGTAAGCAACAATATCATCTGTTGAAAAATTGCATACTGGACATTTGTACATAAATTATTACCTCTTTTTAAAATATTTTATTTGCGGATTGCCGCGATTTCCACGGAAGGATTCGAACCTTCGAAATGCCGCTTTTAGAGAGCGGTGTCTTGAGCCTCTTGACGACGTGGAAGCATATGGAATTCCTATTGCCATCGGAATCCCTTCGACCGGCTATCACATGGGCAAGATAGTGACAGCCTAAACAGAGCTTGTAGTAGGTCTGGATGTTGAGAAGGTATCCCATGCTCTGCGCACCCAACATCTTCTTCCCTTACATGTACATATCTTGTATGTACAACCAGCGACTCTTTTTTGAACAGAAGCCAATGTTTTCGCGGCTTACGCCCTACTTATTGAAGTCTGAACCTTCGCTATATAACTGTTACACGACTGACTCGTGCTTTTTACTATATTTATATTATAACATATCTCTCACTAAAAGTAAAGAGTTTCACTTAATCTCATAAACTGTAGTAGTAATCAGAAAAAAGTTTAAAACCTTTTTCAATAACCTTTGTCATTCGAGGAGTGCGGTCATAGTCATCTATAGCTATATAGAAATAGAAGGCTCGAATCATCTTGTCTAATATAGTGTCCCATTTTCTTTCAAGGGCTCTAAAATCTCCCTCCCCAAGGCGTCCCGGAATACCATGCTTGTTTTCTTTGTATAACACTAGCCGCACAAGAATAAAGTATGCAATTTCATAGTCTAAGTTCCAAGCATCTTCATAATGGAAATTCCACTTTTTAAGAAAATCCTCAGATGCCTTTTTATTATGACTTCGCAGCGGAGTATAACATTTTATTGCTCGATTGAGCGTTATTGGTCCATCTTTCATTTTCTTTCACCTCTTATGCCATTTTCCTATCTGCTTCATTGATAAGCACTAAACATTCAGCCATCTTTTCACCATAGCCATCTACGAAATCCTTATAAGCCTTTGTAGCTCTTGGGTCGAAGTCATTCTTATCATGTGATTCACGCATAATATCCATGTGATACTGAACAAGAGCAACTGTGTAGTCGCTTTCGCCGCAACAAGCAAGGATATATGCACCTACATTTTCGTGGTTGTAATAGTGTGATTCTATATCAACTTCGCCGCGATTGTTGATTCTTGACTTAACGTAAGGCTTACCTACGTCATGATACTTTGCGGCTCTAAGAATTGTATCACATTTAAGACCACGTTCCTCACAATTCTTGCTTACGTAATCATAAACAGCATCCATGTGGTCTGCGATATTTCTTGGGTGCCAGTGGCTATCGTGGTCATTATCAATGCTGTCTACGTAATAGAAGTCTGGTGTAATATTTACGGAATCATCTCTCCAGTAAACAATACTATCCCATCCTTCAGTATATCGCGGCATTGTAAGTGTTTTATACATTCTTTCAATTACTTCTGTAGGAACCTTACGTTCTCTACGGTGATTTCTTGCAATACAAAGTTCTACTGGAGTAGCAAATACCATAATTCTCTTATGAACCTTATTCTTTAAAC